CTTGGGAAGGCTTAAACACTAAGCTGTACGGGCTAAGGAAAGGGGAGCTGGTTACTTTCACCGGTGGTACAGGGCTTGGTAAGTCTAGTGCAACTCGAGAACTCGAACAGCGGATTACTAAAAAAATCCAAGACAACGCAGGAACTATGGCCCTAGAGGAGAATTGGCAACGCACAGCTGGTGGTATTGTATCTATTGAAGCCAACGATAGAATCTACTTGAATGAGAAGAGGAATCAATACTCGCCAGAACAACTCGAAGACTTGTTTGATAAAGTCATTGAGGAGGGAAGGGTATTTATCCATGCTCATTTAGGTGCGACTGACATCGAAGATATCTTTGCCAAGCTGAGATATATTATTGTCGGCTGTGAATGTCAATGGGTTATCGTTGACCACCTCCACATGCTTGTCAATGTCCTGACAGAAGGCGATGAACGCAGAGGTATTGATACTCTGATGAATCGGTTGCGAAGCCTAGTAGAAGAGACTGGAGTAGGAATGCTCTTGGTCTCCCATCTCAGAAGAGCTTCAGGCGACAAAGGACATGAGCAAGGTGTCGAGGTGTCCCTCTCCCATCTTAAAGGGTCTCAAGGTATTGCACAACTATCTGATTGTGTGATAGCATTAGAAAGGAATCAACAAGCCGAAGACCCTGAAGAAGCAAACACCACTAGACTAAGGGTTCTGAAGTCTAGGTACACAGGGGATACTGGGTTAGCATGTCAGTTACTGTACGATAGTGAAACAGGTCGACTGCATGAGAAAGAACATGAACCAGAGTTTGATGACTTTGTTATGAACACAAAAGACTATGAACAACAACTTACCCTCTAATGTTGTCTTTGATATTGAAGCCAACGGATTTAATCCCGACACAGTTTGGTGTCTCGTAGCCAAGGGTCTCGATGACGATAGGGTCTATACATTTGGACCTGATTGTATCGACAAGGGTATCGCCCTCCTAAAACAAGCAGATACTCTTATTGGACATAACCTAATTGGCTACGACATACCTGTCTTAGAAAAACTTTACAACGTAAAATTCACCAACAAAATTGTCGACACTTTGGTGCTGTCTCGTTTGTTCAATCCTGTCCAAGAAGGTGGCCACAGTTTAGAAACTTGGGGTCAAAAACTGGGCATCCCTAAACAAGACCAGCCAGATTTTGAGACTTACTCTTTAGAAATGATGGAGTATTGCACACAGGATGTTCGCCTGAATGCCGCTGTTTATAAGGCTTTGGTGGCATCTGGTCGAGGCTTTAGTATGGAGAGCATTGAGCTTGAACATGCCGTTGCTAACATTCTCAAAGCTCAGGAACAACATGGGTTTCTATTTGATGAACAAAGTGCTAGTATGTTAGTAGCAACTTTAAAAGAAAAGATGTTTGAAGCCGAACAAGAAGTTCACAAAGTATTCAAGCCCAAGTTAATCAGGGACAAACTCGTAGTCCCTAAACTCAAGAAAGATGGTAGTCTTTCCAAGGTTGGTTTGACTGACCAAGAATACGATGATTGTATGTCTCGTCCTTTCTGGCGAAAGAAACTTCAACAATTTAATTTAGGTTCTCGTAAACAGATAGGTGAATACCTGATAGACTTTGGTTGGCAACCGAAGAAGTTTACTCCTACTGGCCAACCGATTGTTGATGAGAACATTCTTTCACAAATCACGGATATCCCTCAGGCTAAACTCATAGCCGACTACTTACTCTACCAAAAAAGAATAGCTCAAGTTGAATCATGGCTCGAGGCTTTACAGCCCGATGGTCGTGTGCATGGCCGAGTGATTCCCAATGGTACGATTACTGGTCGCATGACTCACCGCAGTCCAAACATGGCTCAAGTGCCTAACATGGGGTCCTTGTATGGGAAGGAATGTCGAGCCTGTTGGATTGTCCCTGAAGAATACAAACTCCTTGGTGTTGATGCTAGTGGTCTTGAGTTAAGAATGTTGGCTCACTACATGAAGGATGAAGACTACAAAAATGAAATCTTACATGGTGATATTCATACTGCTAATCAGAACATGGCCGGTCTTGAGACCAGAGACCAAGCCAAAACTTTCATCTATGCTTTCGTTTATGGAGCAGGCGATGCCAAGATAGGTCAAATAGTTGGCGGCAATAAAGCCTCTGGAAAGCAATTAAAAGATAGATTCTTATCAAACCTCCCGGCACTTAAAAGCTTAAGGGAGAGAGTAAATAAGGCGGCCTCAAGAGGATTCTTGAAGGGGATTGATGGTAGGAAAATCTATGTTAGAAGTGAACATGCTGCTTTGAATACTTTATTGCAAGGTGGTGGAGCTATTGTTATGAAAAAAGCATTAGTTCTATTAAATGAAAAATTTAAATTATTAAATATTGATGCCAAGTTTGTCGGGAATATTCACGATGAATGGCAAATAGAAGTTAAACATTGTCAGGCTATGAAGGCCGGACATCTCGCTGTCTCCGCTATCCGAGAAGCCGGTGAACATTTTAAGATGTTTTGCCCTCTTGATGGTGAATACAAAGTAGGAGAAAACTGGAGTGAAACCCACTAAAGCAGACCGAAAGAAGTTTGATATCGACTTAGAGTATGGTCAGATAAGAGAAGACAAAGTAGCTGATATCTTTACCAAAGCTAAGATAGAAGTTAAGTCAGAACGAGGTATGTGGATGCAGACCGGGAACATAGCTATTGAATACGAAAGCTATGGCAAGCCCTCTGGTATCAAAGCAACCGAATCAGACTATTGGTTTCACAATCTATGTATTGATGATGAAGAATATTGTACTTTAGTTTTTAAAACTGAGACTTTAAAAAAGATTGTTGATAAGATAGATAAATTCAAGAGTGTTAGTGGTGGCGACCACAATGCTAGTAAGATGATTTTAATTAGTCTACAGAAATTATTCTCAGCAGAAATCATTCAAGCATTTAAGGAATTAAACAATGAAGAAGAAACTTGACACTTTAATAGATGATATCTATAAAGTAGTTGGTAAATTAGGAGAGGGTAAACCTCTTAAAATAACCGAACAACAATACGAGTCCTTTGGTAAGTTCATGGAACATGCTTTAAGAGACTGGGCTACACCTAGAGCCGCCAGAAAATTCACCTTACGTATGTCAAACATAGGTAAACCATCACGTCAGTTGTGGTACGATATGCATTCAGATAGAACATCAAGTGGAGTTCCTGCTCCGACTATGATTAAGTTTTTGTATGGTCATATCTTAGAACGATTGGTTCTCTTTTTGGTTGAGATAGCCGGACACAAAGTTACTGACGAACAAAAAGAAATTAAGATTGATGGCATCATGGGTCACATGGACTGTAAGATTGATGGCGAAGTTATAGATATTAAGTCTGCCTCCGGCTACGGTTTTAAGAAATTTAAAACTGGAACTTTACCCGAAGATGATAGCTTTGGTTACATGGCTCAACTCGCAGGGTATGAAACTGCAGAAGGTTCAGAAGCTGGAGGCTTCTTAGCAATCAACAAAGAAACTGGAGAATTATGTCTGTTTCTACCAGAAGAACTTGACAAACCCAATATACGGACTAGAATTAAAAAGGTTAAGTCCGCACTTAACGAAAAAAATCCACCTGAACTTTGTTATGCACCTGTCGCAGATGGGTCATCTGGTAATTTTAAACTAGCTCGTGAATGTACATATTGTCCGCACAAGTTTGACTGCCATAAAGATGCCAATGATGGACAGGGACTTAGAGCATTTAACTATGCCAAAGGTCCAGTCTTTTTAACAACAGTAAAGAGAGAACCGCAAGTAGAAGAAATAACGCATGAACTACAAGTTTAACGAAGATAAGATTTTAAAAGAGATTAAAAAGTACATCGACTCTACTTACGACCAACACTATGCCAGTGGTAAGTATCAGGCTACTGATATGATTATTGATGCCGGACATGGTGAATCTTTTAGTATCGGTAACATTATGAAGTATGCGATGAGGTGCGGCAAGAAAGATGAAAAGAAAAAAGAGTTGATGAAGATAGTTCACTATGCCATCATAGCTTTATACATAGAAGGAAATAATGATAGATAAAGTTGGAGTAAAACCATACCTAGGAATTGACATAGATTACGATAGAGACAAGAAGCTAGATGGCTTTAGTCTTAATACTCTAACTGATAGATATCTTTGGCAAGATGAAACTTCTCCGCAAGAAGCTTTTGCTCGAGCCGCAGTTTTTGTCAGTACCTATCAAGGCCATACTGATTTTGAAATGGCTCAACGAATCTATGACTATGCTTCTAATCTCTGGTTCATGTTCAGTACCCCTATCCTATCCAATGGTGGAACCACTAGAGGTTTACCTATCAGCTGTTTTTTAAACTATGTGCCTGATAGTCGAGAAGGTTTATCAGAACATTACGATGAAAACATTTGGTTGGCTTCATCTGGTGGTGGCATTGGCGGTTATTGGGGAGATATTAGAAGTGATGGTGTTTCTACTACTCATGGTTCTAAATCTACCGGTTCAATACCTTTCATGCATGTGGTTGATTCACAGATGTTGGCTTTCAATCAAGGCACAACTAGACGAGGTTCTTACGCAGCTTACATG